AAATACAAAAAAATAAAATCTTCATATCGTATGAAATAAACTAATAAAAGGTTGCTACTATGTTTGAATTTTTAATAGAATTCATTTTATTTGCACTTGGGTTTAAAACTACACCTGAAGCAGATATAATTGACAAAAAACAAAAAATAGAAATTAACGAACCACTTAATAAGGAATCCGTTAAAGAACCTATTGACGCTATTGATCCAACAAAAATACAATCAAAGCCTTATAAAAAAGATAAGGATTGGAGAAATAAAGTATACGGAAAATGATATGAAACCTTATTATGAAGAAAAAATAGATTCATTGCTTTTCAGAGAATTTGATCAGGGATTACATGAATCTGAATTGGTTTGGCATCGTGATAAAGAAGACAGACATGTTTTAATCATTGATGGTCTTAATTGGAAATTACAATTAGATAATGAAGTACCATTTATATTAGAAAAAGGTAAAACTTATTTCATTCCAAAAATGGTGTATCATAGATTACATAAAGGTTTTGGAACTTTAAAAATAAGAATACAGGAAAACTTATGAAACAAATATTACTTTCCCTAATACTATTTCCATTTCTTACATCAGCTGCAATAGCACAACCTTGGTGGAAACCAAAACCTTATATTTGCCATTGGGAAAAAGTTAAACTTTGTTACTTTTACTTCTTCTTTTGTGAAACCAAATATAAACGAGTCTGTTATAAACCAACAGGCGATAAATGGCAAAGCTCTAAGTATTATGATTCAATGGCAATAGTTCCAACACCACCAGAAAAATGGTAAACAAAAAATGAAAACATTCAAAGAATATATAGAAGAAAAGTCACGCTGCTGGAAAGGCTACAAACCTGTAAAAGGTAAAAAACCTTATTCACCAGGTTCATGCGAAAAAGTATCTGAACAAAACGATAATCCTGATCCAAAAAATATTAAAAATGCTTTAGTTGATAGTAAACGTAAATTAATGAAAAGTAAAACCGATGCAGAACGTGACTTCTATACTAAAAAAATAAAAGCATTAGAACATGGTAACTAATCCTCTTTTCAATAACTACCAAAATACATTAGAACAGGAAACGCTCGATTCTTTAATTGTTGAAGCAATTAAAGTTTATGGCCAAGATATGTATTATATCCCAAGAACTGAAGTCAATTATGATGGCATCTATGGGGAAGATGATGTAAGTAAATACGAAATTGCCTATTTATTTGAAATCTATATTAAATCAGTTGATGGTTTCGGAGGGCAAGGTTCTTTTCTCTCAAAATTTGGACTCGAAATAAGAGATCAAGTAACATTCTCAATCGCAAGAAAAACATTTGAAATAGAAGTACAGAAAGATAATGAAACAATTACAAGACCTAGAGAAGGTGATCTAATTTATTTTCCTCTCAATAAAAAATGCTTTGAAATAAAATATGTAGATAACAAACCATTCTTTTATCAATTTGGCTCTCTACAAATGTATGATGTACAATGCGAATTATTTGAATATTCTAATGAAATCTTTAATACTGGTATTGAGGAAATTGATGAAATACAAAAGAAATTCTCATTCAATGCTTACGATTATGCAGTAGAAGCAAATAGTGATCTTGCAATAGCCACAGAAGATGGCACAGTACTTACTACATCTGAATATATTACAATTCCAGAAACATACGATCCATTAGCAGATAATGAAAGAGTTGAAACTGAATCAGCCAGAAATACTGCTAATACTCTAATTAATTGGGATGAAAAAAATCCATTTGGAGGCGCACCAGATGGAAAATATTAAATCATTTAAAACTTTTTTGACTGAAATGCCAATAATAACAAAAGCATTGACTAAAGACAAAATTAAAATAGAAGTACCACCAAAAGGCAGTAAAAAACTCGCCTCAACTGGATCATATAATATCGTAAAACATACACCTGGACCTGATGGATATGGTGGTTATTCATTTGTTCATAAAGATAATAAAGAAATCCATTTTCAAATTAGAGGTTTGCATCTAGGGAATAATAGATTTTCTATAACAAAAGTAAAAAAGCATAATAAGTTTGAACATTCTGGAACGGAAGCATATAAAGAATTGACTAAGCATGTTAATCTTGTTTCTGATGAACATATGTCACCAGGTGCTGAACGAATATATAGAAACTTAGCTGCGGATAAAGAAGTATCTATTCATACATTCGATAAACAAAAAGAAAAAATTAGACCAGAAACAATCGATAAATATTTTGATTCTTCCAAGAGATTTATTGTAAGCAGGAATACATAACTAATGTTTGGTCACAATCCATATTATTTCAGTACCATTAGAAAATTAACAGTTTATTTTGGTACTATTTTCAATAACATTTATATTACCAGGGCGGATGGTGATAATACGGAAACTCATTTGATGAGAGTTCCATTACAGTATGGTCCTAAAGATAAAGATTTTGCAAGAATTAATAGTGATCCAAATATCGATCGTGAAGTAGCAATCCAATTGCCAAGAATGTCATTTGAATTGACTTCAATGCAATACGATCCTTCAAGAAAATTAGGTACATTAGGTAGACTCGTAAGAAAAGATTCTACTGATGCGGATAAATTCAGAAGAATGTATAATCCCGTACCATATAATTTTATGTTTACATTATCGATTTACGTGAAAAATGTGGAAGATGGTACAAAAATTGTTGAACAAATACTTCCATTCTTTACACCAGAATTTACGAGTACAGTAAATCTTATTCCAGAAATGAATATAAGTATGGATTTGCCTATTGTTCTTCTTGATACATCTCTTGAAGATTCATACGAGGGAAGTTTTGATGAAAGAAGAATGATTATTTGGACGATGAATTTTATGATCAAAGGCTTTTTATTTGGTCCAGTGCTTTCAAAACCAATTATCAAATTCTCAAATACAGATTTTTATATTGGAAATACTACTTCCACAAATACTACTATTTCTAGTATCCAAGTAAAACCAGGTCTCGATGCAAATGGAAATCCAACTTCTAACGCTTCAATAAGTGTAAATACAAATATAATTGAAGTAGATGATAATTGGGATTATATTGTTCAACAAAGTGGTATTTATTTTTCTAATACATAATAGGATTTTATATGACTTCAGATGATAAAATTGCACAATCACTCGATTTGGTTCCATTAGATCAAGTTAAAACTGAACTTAAAAAAGCAACTGATAATAGTGATTATGAAGTTGCCAGAGAAAATATCCATCAAGCAATAAATCTAGGCTCCAATTCGTTGCAAGAATTAGCTGATATCGCAGCATCATCACAACATCCAAGAGCATATGAAGCTATGACTGAAATGATTAAAGCCATCGTTCAAGCAAATAAAGATTTACTAGATATCAAAAAAATGGAACTTGACATAGTCGATAAACAAGAACAAAAGGAACCAGAGACAAAAGTAGTTAATCAAAATTTATTTGTTGGTTCCACATCAGAAGTTATGAATTTAATAGAACAATTAAAAGATAAAAATAATGGCTGATACATTTGTTGGTTATCGTGGATCGAATAATCTCAAAAAATCTGGTGTTGCAATTGAATGGACTCCAGAATTAATTCAAGAATTCGTTAAATGTTCAGATGATCCTATCTATTTCGCTGAAAATTACATGAAAATTGTGAATGTTGATAAAGGTTTAATGACGATTCCTTTGTATGATTATCAGAAAGAGATTATTTTAACTGCTAAGGATCATAGATTTACTGTTGCAGAGTGTAGCCGCCAAAGCGGTAAGACGACTTCGATAACAGTTTTTGTCCTATGGTACATCATTTTCAATCCAAATAAAACAGTTGCTATTCTTGCAAACAAAGCCGATACAGCAAGAGAAATCTTAAGCAGAGTACAACTTGCATACGAACATCTTCCAAAATGGCTGCAACAAGGTGTTGTAGAATGGAATAAAGGTTCTTTTGTATTAGAAAACGGTTCGAGAGTATTAGCTGCTGCAACATCATCAAATAACATCCGTGGATATGCAGTTAACTGCCTCATCATAGACGAAGCCGCATTTATTGATGGATGGAATGAATTCTTTACATCAGTCTTTCCAACAATCTCCTCTGGTGAATCCACTAAACTTATTCTCATTTCTACAGTTAATGGTCTTAATCATTTTTATAAAATTACATCATTGGCGCGAGAAGGTAAAAATAACTATAAGTTAATTTCAGTCCCTTGGGATAGAGTACCTGGTAGAGATGAAAAATGGAAACAAGAAATGCTTTCGGGTATGAACTTTGATCATGAAAAATTTAACCAAGAATTTTGTATTACAGGTGATACTGAGGTAGTTGTAAAAGATAAAATAACAGGGGAAACAAAAATAATTTCAATAGAGGAATTGTATCATGATTGTAGTTTATAAAATAACTAGGGCGGATGGCAAAGAATATATTGGCAAATCTGCAAATTTTAAAAATAGATTATGTCAACATAGAAAAAGCAAAAGATTTAATGAAATACCAATTTTGAAATATGAAATTTTAATTCATTGTCAAACTCATGAGGAAGCATTGAAATATGAAAAAATTTTCATTGAAGAATATGATACATATAATAATGGTTTAAATAAATCTAAAGATGGCACTGGAAATCATCATTCAAAAAAATTTACAACACAAGGATTTAAATTTTCCGAAAAATCTAAAAATAAAATGAGTAAAACTGCAAAGAAAAACAATAAAATAAAACATGCAAGAAAATGGTATAATAGTTTAACGGAAGAACAAAGAATAGAATTTCATAAATTACATTCTATTAAAACAAAAGGTAAACCTAAACCAACAAAAATAAAAAAAGAAATTGTAGAAGATATTTTGTATTCATTTAGAGAAAAAATTGAATTTCCAAATGTAGGAGAAAAACGTCAAAATGGAAAGAGAATGAGTTATAAACAAGCCTTTGCTTTACATTTTTCCAAAAAATATAATATTGCGCCTAGAACAGTAATCAATTTGATAGAGAATAAAACACTTTCATGGAAACCACTTTACGAAAAAATACTCGGTATCAAATCTTAACTCCCAATGGTTGGTCAGATTTTGACGGTGTAAGTAAATCACATAGATCAGATATAGTGAAAATTACATTGAAAGATGGTACTATTTTAAAAGGTACTTCCAATCATAAAATTTTAGATCAATATGATAATTTTATTGAATTAAAAGATTTGAAAAATACCACAATAATAAAAACAAAAAATGGAAATCAATCAATTGTTGATATCAATTTTCTAACTGATTCATATCCAGTTTATGATCCATTTAATGTAAGAAAAGAAAATAGATATTTTTCAAATGATATAATATCACATAATTGTAATGAGTATCTCGGTTCATCTGGAACACTTATCGCTGGTTGGAAATTAAAGGAATTAACTGGTAAACTACCAATTCAGGATCATCTAAATATCAAACAATATGAAGTCCCAATAAAAGATCATACATATGTTATGTTAGCGGATGTATCAAGAGGAAAGGGCCTTGATTATTCTGCTATACAAATACTTGATGTGACTGAAATGCCATATAGACAAGTATTAGTTTTTAGGGATAATTTTATTACACCAGTGGATTTTACTGAAATACTTCATAGATTTGGGAAACAGTATAATACGGCTTGTGCTTTAATAGAAGTAAATGATATAGGTCAGCAAGTGGCTGAATCGTTATATTTTGATTTTGAATATGATAATATATTATTCACTGAATCTGCTGGATCGAAGGGTAAACGAATAACACAATCTTACAAATCAGAAGCTACTGATAGAGGTATTAGAACAACAAAGACGGTTAAATCGATAGGTTGTTCTATGTTAAAATTATTAATAGAACAGAATCAATTGATAATAGTTGATTATGATACTATTAATGAATTATCGACATTTTCAAAAAAAGGTGCTTCATATGAAGCTGAAGCAGGTTGTCACGATGATTTAGTTATGTGTCTAGTATTATTTGCATGGTTAACTAATACATCATTTTTTAAAGATTTGACTGATATTAATACATTGATAAAATTGAGAGATAGAAAGGAAGAAGAATTAGAAAATGAATTAACACCATTTGGATTTTTATCTGATGGTATCGAAAGTGATGAAGATTCTTCCACATTTACGTTTGATAGAGATAATTGGATGTATGTGGATCAGGATTAAAAGTGCCTTTTTTATAAATAATTTATAATAATTAATAATAACCATCCTATTGATAGGGAGAAAAAAATGGCTAAAGGTACTACTTCATTAATTTCACCAGGTGTAGAAGTCCGTGAAATTGATTTAACGACTATTGTTCCATCTGTAGTTACTACAGAAGGTGCGATTGGCGGTATTTTTCGTTGGGGTCCAGTTGGACAAAGAATTTTAGTTGATTCAGAAACTCAATTAGCATTAAGATTTGGTGAACCAACCAATCTCAATCCAGAAACATTTTTCACAGCAGCTTCATTCTTAGGTTATGGCAATCGTCTTTATATTTCAAGAGCTGCAAATACCGAAGGTGCGACACCTTCAGTCACAGTTTCAGTCGATGACGCTAATTCAGTAGTCGTTCTTGATTCTGGTAATACCTCAAGTCTAGAAGTTGGTATGATTGCTATTTCATCTTCAAATAATGGTCTAGCAATTGGTTCAACCATTTCTAATATCATTAATACCACTGCATTCTCTATTTCAACCGCATCCGATGCTGTAGCTAATTCAAGCGGTGATGAAATTCAATTCGTTAGCAATACCGCATTTTCTGCTGTAGCTAATACAGATGCAGTTGCAAATCTCGAATTTGCAATCATTAAAAATGCTGATCATTTTGAAACAAAAGACGGCACAATTGATACAGGTGTTAAATTCATCGCAAGATATCCTGGTGAAATCGGCAATTCACTTCGTGTATCTGTTTGCGGTAATTCTGCTGGTTATCAATCATCAGTCAATCTAGCATCATTTGGTGCTAATATCGATATTACCTTCACTTCAGGTTCAAATACTGCAACCGTAGCAATTGCTGGTGCAAATAGTTCTACTGCTGAAGCTAATTCCGCCGCACTCAAAGCATTACTAAATGTTACTGATAGACTCGAAGTTGGTAATACTTTACTCGGTGTTCAATATCTAACAATTACTTCTCTTGGTGCTGATGATACATCTGGTTCAAATACCGAATTCACTGTTTCACTCGAGGATAGATATACTCTTGCAGAAGATTATGTCTTTAATTCTGCCAACACATCAACAAGAGTTATCAATCGTTATTGGGAATTCTTCAATTTAGTTGATGCCCCTCCAGGTCAATCAGATTATCAAATCCAATTCGGCAATTCTTCTGTCAATTCAGATGAAATGCACATTGTTGTAACTGACGAAGACGGTAAATTCACTGGTGTACCAGGAACTGTTCTAGAAGTTTATAGAGCACTTTCACGTGCAACTGATGCAAAAACGATCGATGGTGGTGCAAATTATTGGAGAACCATTATTAATGATCAGTCACAATATATTTGGGCTGTTAACGATATTTCTGGTGCAACATCCAATACAGCAGAAAATCTTGTCAATTCAACACTTGATGTTGTAGCATATGATCTTGTATTAGGTCGTGATGGCAAGGACGAAGCAAATATCGAAAGATCAGTTGTTACTTCTGCGTATGATCTATTCAAATCAGTTGAAGATGTTGAAGTTTCATTGATTCTAACAGGCAAATCAAATAATTTCCAATTAGCTAATTACTTGATTGATAATATTGCTGAAGTTAGAAAAGATTGCATTGTTCTAGTTTCACCTCAAAAGGGTAACGTAGTGAACAATCCAGGAAATGAAGCTGATGCAGTTGTTGCATTTAGAAATAATCTTCGTTCAACATCATACGCAGTATTAGATTCTGGTTATAAGTACATGTATGACCGTTATAATGACATTTATCGTTATATTCCATTAAACGGTGATACTGCTGGTTTATGTGTTCGTACTGATCAGACGAATGATGCATGGTGGTCACCAGCTGGTTACAATCGTGGTCAAATTAAGAATATTGTTAGACTTGCTTGGAATCCAAGACAATCTGAGCGTGATACATTATATAAGAATGGTGTTAATCCAGTTGTTACTTTCCCAGGACAAGGAACAATTCTTTTTGGTGATAAAACACTATTAGCTAAGCCAAGTGCTTTTGA